CGGCCATCTTCTTGTTCTTTTCCTGTAGTGTGTTCTCGTTATCTTTCGCCTTAATTATTCCGAGTTGTGATTTAAAGTAATCTTCGAGTTTCCTTACTTCCTTTTTATCATAATCAGGATTTCTTTTAAGACTACTAAGGGGTACAAATATATGCGTGTGAATCAGAAACCTCGATGAGTCTATATCATAAGGGTTCATAAACCTATCAACCAAAATATCTTCAGGATCTTCAATGTCAAATCTAATCGCCCCATCCTCTACCTGCCATGAGTCAAATGTCCTTCCAAAGAAGAAGTCCTGCTTTTTGTCTACAATGTCCTGAATTTCTGCGTTATTTCTTTCAAGTGTCCACTTCCAATACTCATTCTGGAACACTTCGGCTTCTTTGTCGTTATCCAAGTTCTCAAATACTATTACAGGCATATCGTCAACATCCTTGAGGAGTGTTCTGAGGGTTGTCTTCATCAGGGGAAGATTGACGGACTGGCGCTGTGTTAACCGATTGATTGTAACGTGATCCCTATATAGCTCGTAGTTCTCTCTCCATGACTCTTCACGCCTTTCCCGGTAATTAAATCCCGCCTCTTTATTATTTAGAAGCATCTGAAGTTCTAAGTTTTCTAGTTTAATTTCTGCCATGCCTTAAGAGTAAACTATCATTTTAATTAAAGGCAATAGCTAGCCTACGTTGGGAATGTAAGGAAGGATTCCCCCCACGTTATTATCCTGAAGTATCGGTTGCATTGGTCGGAATGAGTCCATCCCGTAACGGGTCGCATCCATTAAATGATTCAAAAACTCTTGGGGTTCATTGATTATCTTTCCGTCTTTGTCCGTTATCCATAAGTAGTTTCTGTATTCTCTTAAAAGATTGAGTGAGCGCTTGGTAACACTTATTCTTTGCTGTTGCACATACTGAATTCCCTGTAAAACAGACCCCTGACCTTTTTGCGATCCTTTAATGTTAATTCCGTATACTTTATACATTTCGTCAATTGACTTTGGCTCTGCACTATCGGCCATCACTAAAGCAGGAGGTTCAGTAATTAATCTATCTGCTATGTCTTTATTGCTTAATCCGTGGTTGTAACATATCTCATCCAAAATATAACCGCCATTGTAATAGTGAATCGCAACTATTGCTGTCGGGTCGTTGGTGTAGCCGAAGTCTAGTCCATACCGTCTTAAGGCTGCTTCGTGAGGTATCTCGTCAACTATTGCCCAGTCCTTGTATATTCTTCCTTCGGCATCACCTAACTCACCCAACCCATAAACCTTCCACCAGTTCTTGTTTCCTCTCCTTACTTCAATTGCTTCAATAAGTTTTGGGTCAAGAGCTTCATTATCCTTATAAGTAAGAATTAAAAAGTCGCAATCGTCTCTATCTTTAACTGCCGGCTCGCCTGATATCTCATTCGCATAAAACCAAAACTCACTTACAGGGTTCCAATCTAACCAAACTATATCTTTAGTCCTGATTTCCAACTGCGTGTAAGTCTCGTAACTGATGTTATTTGCTTCGTTAATGAAAAGGACGTCACGCCTTGGCCCCCGAACTTTGCCCGGCTGATCGGCTGAGAAAAATTCGATTATACTTTTCGTCTCGAAAGTGTAAATGCAGTCAGTTCTATTCCACATCACATCTTTGAAATAGTTATGCTCCCGCATTATTGAAAGGAAGTCTCTGATTGCACCACGTTTTAAATGGGGGAATGACTCTGATACTACACTTATCCTTTGATTATCATGCCGTTGGGCGTAATCAATTAAAATAAGAAGAATTGAGATAGTCTTACTGGCACTTGTCCCACCTGCTATTCCTCTAATCCTCTTTGTTAGCTTCTGGAGCTTCTCGGTTGCCCGAGTCTTTATGTACATCGCCTAAAATTGGAAGTGGCTTGCCGCCAGAAGTAATATCTGTATGAGTTGATTCTATCATCTTATGGTTTACTTTAAGAAGTAGCATGACAATATTTGAGTTGATTTCCTTACCGCCGAATACCCCTATTTCAGTAAGATATTCTTTCTGTTTCATCTTTAATTCTCTTAAAGCGTCAGATATCTCTTTGTGTATTTTTCTCCACTGATAAAGAGTTTCTTTACTTATCCCGAGTTTAAGGGCGAATCCTTCAACTGTCGGTATCTTCATGTTTTGGGGAATAGCTTCTGCCATATACTCATCATAAGTCTTTAGTGTTTCTTCTGAATACTTTGTAGGCTTTGTAATCATATCTTCCTTAGTTGCACATAAAATGTTTTATTTGATATTATTACAGCTCTCCTTATATAACCTAATTTTAGCAGACCATTCAATGCATTGACTACAGTAGAACTATTCCGGCCTTTTCTTTTCATTTCGTCTATTATTTCTTTTTGGGGAATAGGAGTCTTTTCAGTCATTACCCAATAAGTAATAAACCGCACGATCTTTTGTTGAAGGTCGGTTATATCGTAAAGATTCGTATACTCTGTTTTTGGCATCTAGTACATCTAGTCTCTTTCATCTTTTAAGACCATTATTAGTGACCAAAAGCTTATAGCTATTACTCCTACAACTAAACCTATTATAAAACCTGTTAAGAATGTAAAAAAGTAAGTCATTTACTTTTGAGAGTTAAATATTTTCTTGCGTATTCGTTTATCCATTCAGAAACTTTTTTGGTCATGCCGACTAATTCTATTGGATCATTAGCATTTTTAATGTCTGTACACCTTTTTGGTTCTAATAATTCAAGATTCCTATAAACCGCTACGTCATATCCGTTAAGACAAGGCTCTAAGGCAATTTCTATATCACTCTTTTTGTATGATAAATAACCCGCCGGCATTTTCAAAAAGTCTTTAATTGTTATTTCTTCTTTCTTTCTCATATTATTTTATTTTTTATATGTCATTGACGTTATTATAATAGCCAAAATTAGGATTCCAAAAGGCCACCAATTACTCAAATTTACACAAACATTTTCCATATTCTCTTTGGTAAAAGTTATTTATTTTTGAGAGTTTAGAATAAATATCTTCCCAAATCACTGTCCCCGCTATCGGCTATATCCGCATAATAAAATCCCATTTCACTTTTCTTATAACCAGCCCTCCTTGCTTTATACCAATGTTGTTGTGTTTCAGTTTCACTCCAGTATGCTTGTATATCAGCACCAAACTTGTCTGAAAGTAATTTAATAAACCATCTTTTTATTTTCTTTTTCATTTGAGATTATTTCTAGTCTTTTAATTTTAAAAGTTATCTACAGAATATAGAGCCATTATTCCCCCAAATATTAAAAGCAAACCAATATGTATTAAACCAAGTCCAATACAAATCATTAATATTCCCACAACAAAGAAAACTGCGTCAAATAGGTCATGGGATTTGTCTTTGTTTTTCATATTCTTTTATTGCTACTAATAATGTTGTTGGCACGCTTTATTATTTCTTCAAGTTGCTCCAATGTTATATAGTAATCATTATTTTTACCAACAACCTGATTATTCTTCATAGCCAATTTAGTTGCTTCGCTGTATATTTCTAATGATTCTTCGCTTACTAACATAAGACTCATATTCTTATTTTTGAGAGTTAGAGTTTAGAATTTCATCCAAGACTTTAAACACAGCTTCTTCCGCCAGGTCATCGAGTAAAGCATCTTCCCCCGTTAAACTTTCTCCTAGTAACTTATCCTTTATTTTTTCAATTACCTCTTTCTCTCTTTCTTTTAGCTTTTGGTCAAACCAGTCAAACATCATATGATCCCTTATTTCAATAGCTCCTAATTGCATTTCATTAAAATCTTTATTATTTTGAAATGGTTTAACAAACTTCTTTATAAATTCTTTCTTCATATATTCTCCTCTTTGGTAAAAGTTATTTAAAGGGCTTTGGTTGGTGCGGACAAATAGTTGCTCTACTTAATTAGCAGTGTGCCTTATTCTGCCATCCCGCACCACCAAAACCCTCTAATTCTATAACTTCAGTCTTTAAAAATTGGTTTATTATTTATTAAAGATTCTATACAAGATTTATATCCCCAGTTGGGATTTATCTTATTTACATCTAATTGTTGACAGAACTTGATTAAATCTTTTTGATATACCTTTTGTTGCCAATCAAACATATCTCTACGAAGATTAAGTTCAGCAATTTTATATTTCAAAATCACATCAAGACAAAAGACTATTATCCCCATTATTATAAATATCACTCCAACCCAGAATATATGTTTAGTCATATTTTTTAATTTCTTTAATCATTTTTGAAATAGCTTTCGAATAAAATACCCAGTCGCTTATTGACTTTTTGTAAGGCATATTAGAATCAAAGTCTTCACAATTCCCATCAGAATCTATAGTAAAGACTACATATTTTTTACCTTCTCGAACTTTAATTCTTTTAGATATTTCAGTTGTGACTTTCATTTTAGTAAACTTTTGTATTTCAAATAAATTGTCTCTAGTTCATGCACCTTGAATTGCTTGACAATACCCCTCATTGCTAGCATTGTGTCTACCTCTTGTTGTCCGTATTCTCTTACCATTTTCTTTAGATAATCCGGCCAAGCGCCTTTAAGCCCGATATTACAGTGATAGCATTGCGAATGTACTTGTCGTTCATCAAAAAGAAAAATCGGATGGCGACCAGGAATGAAATGTCCAGCTTGAGCTTGTTTGAAATCTAATTCTTTTCCGCATGTGTAGCATAAAATTACTTTCCTTCCACCTAAGTCAATTGTGTCGCGTTGGCGTATCCACTTAGAGAAAACGTCCCATGCTTTTTTCTTTAACTTACTTACCGTTTGCTTTTTTGGTTTTTTTACGCCAATACTTTTGGACATAGCTCTCTAATCCTCTTTTAACCTGAAAGACCTTAGAGATTGGAATTGAAATCACCTGCTCGCCATTACTTTTTAAAATGTATAAAACTAAGATATTCTCGTTGGCGTACATTCTTACGCTTTGTGTTTCTTTAATTTTTGTAAGTTCTTCGGTGATGATTTTCATTTTGTTGCATTCCAAGCCACATGTTCTTTAGTTTCTTTACAAAATATTCCCCTCCACGGCTTACCAGTTTTACTTATTCCTTCCTTGTAGTCAGCATCAGCACCACAAGTGGCACAGACATATTTCTTACCTTGACCAGAGGTTGCATTCATTATCGGGTCTTTGTTTAATTGTATTTCGCTTGTGTCTTTATTCCAGGATGGTTCAAAACCCCTTTTAATATAAGTGTTAATTATCTTTACTATTTGAGTGGCCTTGTAGCTACTCGGAACGCTTTTCTTTATATGAAAGCCTTTGTAATATAAATCTATGCTTGTCCAAGATGTTTCTTTGGTATCGTTATTCATATTTAGTTAATGCACATCCGTTGGTGTAGCCCACCCAGGCATTAAAGTTAC